CTTATACCTATTTTCATACTATTATTTATTCATTAAAAAAAGGCCCGTTAAGGACCTTTTGTTACCTTATGCTAAAGTTATTAACGTCGACGCATACATGTAACTTCTGCAGTACGCATCCACTTTGCTCCCATTGACCTCTTAAGGTCTGCAAGTTTGGTTACCATACGCAAACTAATTTCACGCATCTTTTCTTTATTATCAACCATAAATTCCATTAGCTGACTGGTTTCTTCTGTAGTGAAGTTATATTCTTCAAGCATACCATCTGCAACAATCTGTCTGCAACGCAATACCTTTTCACGTGTAGTATCCATTGTAAGATCTAAATAGTGACAACGTGACATAATAGCCTCTAAGTGATCTTTAATCTTACCACGTACCTTATCAAATTTAAGGTTAGTAATAAAGATAACACTACCTTTAAATTCAAATGCATCTGGAATACCTTCTCGGCGTAACAATGCACTATCTGTATTCCAATTTAAAGTACGTTTTTTACTTGAGTCTAATGCTGCTTTAAGCAAGTTAAGACTTGTCTCATCATACAATACTGTATCACAATCATCTAACACAAGAACGCTGTTACGATCTGCATTATTATAAAGTACCTTATACAAACCAATTGCACTACTGGCACCTTTGATAACTTCAAAACGCATTCTATTACCAGCAAGTTTATCAAACAAACTGTTCTTTTCCAACACGGCTTCTACACCAAAACTTTTACCAACACCTGGAGGTCCTGTAACAACCATTCCACGTACAACACCGTCAATTGACGCTTGTGTCATATCATCTAGAATACTAAAACGTTCACGCATGCGTTCGATAATTTCTGCATCGGACTCATTTGGATTGTCTACTGCATCGTCGATAATCTCAATTATCTTTGTTGCCTTAGATGTCTTTCCACGTTTCTTAGCTACTAAATTTTGCATATTTAAAAACTCCTGTTTTCTAGTTTATATATTAATAATACAGTAAGATGTCTTACTTGTCAACCTTTATTTTAAGCTACTGCCTCAAACCCAAAGCCTGCAACAACTGATTTCTTACCTGTTTCATCAACAACAATATCACTAACGCTTACAGAACTCATTCTAGACAATCTCTCGATTTGTTCTTCCGGGCCCATGTTTCCTACACGGAATACACCTTCAAGTCCTTCTGCAACAATATTACTAACATGAGTATAATAGCCCAGATCAAATGCTTCTTTAGCAATTGCACCTGTGTCATTTTTTCTAAGGCTCATATCTAGTTTTAAAGATTGCTTGTGAACACTATCATGTCCGTCTGCATTAATTTTGTCTACTTCTGCGTCTGTAAAGTGGATTTGATAAAGTTTAAATTTTGACATTTTGTACCGCTCCTTTATTGTTTAATATAAGTATATTATACAGCAAGATGTCTTGGTTGTCAACCTGTTCAGCAAGAAATAAACCCTTATAACACAAGGGTTTAAAACTTTTTTTGAATTAATTTATTAAAGATATCTTAACTCTGTTAAAAAGAGTCTCTCTAGCGTCACTGTATTTGCTAATTTCCTGCTTATTTACTGTGCCACGTATGGATATTGTTTTACCCTCAATAATATCAGTTAAATCTGGCTGTTCTCTCCACCAAAACTTTACAATATCTCTTTTATCAGATACGGCTGTAATCATGTACACATCACTTGATTGTATAAACTTAACATCTAGCACATCTACATTAATATCTAGTCTTAGGCCTTTTTTACCTACATATTGACTGGTATGCTTTAGTGTGGACATACGGTCACCAAGTGCTTGACGTTTAGCATCAATGAGAATAGAGTTGGGAATGCTTGCAATGATACTTACATGGAAATTACTTACTTCGCCTTCGATTGCTTTAATAAGTCCATCTTCAAAGTTTGATAAATTACCACCAAGTTTTTTCATTAACAATTTACCATTAATGCGTTCAATCTCTTTAGTTGCAGAATCAATGTGTTTTTGTGCAACCTGGTACTTTTCAGCAGGAGATTTAAATGCTTGCATTTTTCTAAGAATACAAGTTTTGTTATCACTTATTTGCGTATACACTTGATTGTCTTCACTGTCAAACTCACCAGTTGGTTGGCTATATCCGTGTCCGCTTTTTATAAAACCTTGCTCGGCAAAAACTTCAAATGATATTGCTAGTACTTCTGGTGGCGTATATTGTGTTAACCACTTATGTTGTGCTTTTGTCATAACGGACTCCTTAATTGCCTAACTCTTACTTACAGTATAGAGTAAGAAGTCTTACTTGTCAACCTTTTATTTGCATTTAACCATAAAAAAAGGCTCGCATAAAGCAAGCCTTTATTATTTTAAGTTTTTATACTACAATGAAATATCTTCTAATCCTGCAGCACGTAGCTTAACTACATTATTAATTTGAAACCCTTTAGCTTCGAGTGCCTTGATTATACCAATATATTTGTTTCGTATTAGACTAAAATCATTAATTAAATATTGTAAGTCAACTACGTTTTGTTCACCATCTACATACTTTTCAGCATCACGTGAACTTAGTGCTTTATTGTAATTTTCTAAAAACTTACGAAATGTTTGACTACGTAGTTTACGCATTTCTGTATTTAGATGTTCCAATATTGCTTCTACTTCTTGTAGCTGATTAAACCTATGTTCAACTATACCCGGCATTTCTCTACTGTGTTTTTCGAGAACACCTTTCATGCCACATTCAAACTTTGCAGCATCAATTTCACGTTCATAGTAAGAGATAGCCGCAACTATCTCTCCCATGTTTTGTGAAACTTTACGATACCAGTTAGCCATCAGTCTTCATCTTCCCAATATTCTTCTGCATACTCATCATCGGAATCAAACTCATCATTATCACTAAAGTGATGTTCAATTGCTTTGTCAAGGTGTTCTTCATGTTCGCCTATTTCTGTAGCATTACGTTTAAGGTCAATTCCATAATCTCCTAACACAAAGATAAAATCTTGTGCAAAATCTTCTTTTACTTTAGAAGGAATATATTTAATTGCCTTATCGTATATCTGTAAAAATAACTCTAAATCGTTATCACTCAGATTCATTATTAGACTCCATTTGTTCGTTAACTGCATCGTCGATTAAATCTTCTTCAATTGCATCTGCGACATCGTCATCATACTCTCGCATAACAGTTTCTAATGCACCATCTTTATTTGCATTCCATGGCTTGCGGAACATTTTAATTATTTCGCCCGTTGTAGGACTAATGTATTCTAAACTGTTACCACTTTTCTTTAGTATGCCTTTGGCTTCAAAGAAATCAGTTAAGCCACTGTATGGACTCATTCCAGTTTCATATGGAATTTCAACTTGTACGCTTTCAAACGGTTTCGAGTAACGTGTTTTCATTACCTTACACGCAGCACGGATACCCCATACTTGTGATGTTTTGTTACCGTCTGCATCTACTTTAAGTTTTAGTTTACGCATTGCAATAACAATACTTGATGCGTATATAAAGCCTTGTCCGCCCGAGATCTTATCGTCTGGATCAAACATATCTTGTGATGCATAAGTGTGATTAGTTGCTAGTAGTCCTACGTTGTATTGTCCAAACATATTAACCGTGTTACGTACTAGTGATGTAAGTGCTTTAGGTTTACGACCCATATCACCTTTCATATCACCTGCTTGGAACTGATTAACATCTGTGGGTGTTAGTAGCATGCCCAACGAATCAACTACAAACAATACCTTAGGTCGGTCTTCATCATTTGCTTCAGAATATTCTGCTTTGTAGTCTTTCATAAAGTCACTAATTGTTTTAGCAACATCATCAATCATTGACATGTTAAGTTTTAATAGTTTATCTGGTGAAGTATCTACTTCGAGTGCATGCAACCATGCTTCGTCAAGTGCATTTTCAGTATCAATTAAGATAACAAATATACCTTGGTCTTGTGCTGATTTAACTACGTTACCTGCAGCAATATAACTTTTACCTGCACCACTCTCGCCTGCAAGTACTGTTACTTTACCTAGTGGAATTCCTTTGTGGAAGTCGTTACTGATAAGTTTGTTTAGTGTGTAATTTCCTGTGCTAATCCATGTATCAGGGTCATTAAAGCCTACGCTTAGTCCTGGTACACTCTTAGTAATAGCTTTACGGAATTTGCTTACGTCAAAAGGTTTTGCCATTTTTATCTCCAATCTAAGAAACTTGGACATGCACAATGCATGCCCAAATTATGTTTATTTACTTACGGTTACGAATTTGTGCTAAGATATCTTCTGCACTTGGTGCGCCACTAGTTGGTGCTGCTGTTGCAACTGCTGGTGCAGGTGCTACTGGAGCCGCTTGTGGTGCTGCCTCTGCAACTGGTGCAGGTGCTACTGGAGCTGCCTCTGCAACTGGTGCAGGTGCTACTGGTGCTGCTGGTGCAGGTGCCATTGCTCTTGGTGCTGAAGTTGCCGGTGCATCTACTCCGTATGGACGATAAAACTGTCCAAAACGTGCTGGATCATACAGTTGTCCGTCTACACTTGCTTCGAACATTTCGAAGATAGCTTGTAGATGTTCTGCATCTGGCTTCTTAGGAAGAAAATCATTTAGATTGTGTAATCCGTTTGCTGTAACTGCATCACGTTCTGTTTGATCAAGTCCACGTGAACGTCGACTCCAGTTAGATGTACTATAATCAGCATATCCGCCTTTGCTAGATTTCATCACTTTAAAATCTGTGCCAGCTTCATAATCCGTAGGAATTTCTTCAAACTCTGGATCCATTAATGCTGCACTAATGATTTTATAAATTTGTGGTGAAATAACAAACCTACGAATTGGATTCTCTGGTTTATTGTCTTCTGGTGATTCGTTGTCAGTAACAAATCCTTGGAATATATAACTACGTTTTTTCCAATACTTACGTGCAGTATCTTCTAGTCCTGGATCTTTAAACCAAGGACGAATTTCTGCATGTACTGGACATTGCTCTCCCCACATTTCAACACAAGGAACTTGAACCATTACTGGTTTGTTCTCATCTTGTCCTTTAACGCCTGGAAAACTCAAACGGATCATTTGACGTTCTTTCCAAAAGAACGTATTCGATTCATCTGCGTCTGGTAGGAAGCGTAGTGTTGCACTTGAACCTTCTTGAATGTTCCAGTGCGCAAAGATAGCATTATCGCCACCTTGTTGTCTTGAGCCTGAGCTCTTGTTGTCTTGTGCCTGTAATTTAGCACGGATTTCAGCGAGTGTCGCCATTGTACTTCTCCTATATTAGCCTATAATAGCCTTTGTTAGTTTTATAATGCACACCTTATGTATGCTCGTTTTGCCTTTGTTAGCCTATACAGTATACTACTTTTAAGTGCTACTGTCAAGCACTATTTCCCGGTTTTTTAGGAAATTCTTTTACGAAGTTCTGAAATAACGGAATCTGTAATAGATTCTTCCGTTGCAACAGCTACTTCCATGGTTTTAGCCGAACCTTTTTTATACAAATAGTTAGCAATTTTTGCCGCTAGCATTGTATTATTAGTTCCCATGTCATGTACGTCATTGCTCATTTGCGTTAGCAAATTAAACAATATATCATTCTTAGTTGTCATTCCGATATAAGATAACATCGCACTTAATTTAGCAAGTGGACCCATTCCGCCCGAAAACTTAACTGGGTCTTCGTTATTTGGATTAGTTGGATCGTTTACGTCAACATTTAATTTTAGATCATCGCCTGACTTAATTACTGCCAGTACGTCATTTAATAGTTTATCATGCATAGTATCTTTGCCCTCACGTTCGTTAAAAATGCGAGATACTGTGGAAAGAACAGCGTCCATATCTACAGTCTCAAATGTATTATACAAGAACTTGTCTGATATGTCAACCGAATTTTCTTCATTTGTGATAATTTCTTTTGATTCAAAGTTGTTATAACCTCTAACAGTTTGAAGACCGCGAATTGTTTCTTTAATTTGTTTTAACTGTGATTTGATTGTTTCTACAACGTTTGCATTACCTTCATTAACAAGTTTGTTTGTTCTTACGTGTGTAAGGAACTGTGACATTTCCATAGCTTCTTTACACATATTCATAATGCCTGCGCCTTTGCTATCATCAAATGTTCCGCTATTGTTAACATGCATAGCCATAGCTTTAGCGCCTGCCATGTACTTGTAAGGGAATCTTGTTTGTTCTTTATCTGCATTTTCAATAAACATACTGTGTATGTTTCTGCTTCTAGCTCCACGCTTTTCTTCGTTAACACCTTTACTGTGCTTAACAATTAATCTTGCGTTTTCTAGTTGTATGTAGCTTGTTTTTATGCTACCAAATGCTTTACTAAAGCCTTCTGTAAGATCGTAATCTTCTGTTACTTCTTCGTAACCATTTGCTATTAGTTTTTTCCATTCTTTAGGGTCGCTAGTAGAATGTCCATGTGTTGCACCATCTTCAGTTTTACGAAACTTTTTCATGCCACGTGCTTTTTCATCATCTTTCATTTTCTTGACCATGTCATCTCTGCCCCAAAATGAGCCTTCTGCTACTTCGTCATTACTTGGTTCAAAGTCTGATTCAAATTGTTGTCTTATGTTACTTGGCGTTAATTTAAGTTCTCTAGTTCTAATGTCATCTGCTGCATTTTGAATTCTGTGTGCCATTTCTTTAACATCTCTTGGATCTGTTTGATCGTCAATCATAGATACTTGTTCAGCATAATCGTCTATTGTGTCTAAGTATCCTGCAATGTTACCTGCGTTGTCTACTGTAACTTCTTCTTCTGAAACATCTTCTTCTGTAAAGTATGATGCTGGCACAAATTCTGCCTGTTTGCGGCACTCACTGCATCTAGCTTCATCACCTACTTTTATCTCATTGTGTCGAATATAAGCGTCTGCACCACAACATTTACTTACTATAAGGTTATCTTCATCTTCTGCATATTGAAAATCATCACTGTATGATTCATGTGTAATACCAGATAATTCTCTTAACCTGTTTATTTCAGTATTTTCTTCTGTTACACTTTGGTGTGAGAAGTCTTTTGGTTCTATGTTTTTATCAAATCGTTTCACGGTATATTCACCCATCTGTTTGTGTACTGCACTCTTAAAACTATCTAGCAATGTTTTATTGGCATTAATGTCAAAATCAGCACCTAATTGAACTACTAACTCTAACTTGTTATTTTCTGATCTTACTGAAATCATCATGTCATGTTCACTAACGTAAAACCTTGTTGCTGTATCAGCGTCTAACGTTTTTTCGCCACCTTCAGTAAAAAGTACAACATCGTAGTTTGCACCTTTTATGATATTAAATATTTCTTGTGAAACAGTTTCCATGTTTAATTCCTTGTTGTTCTATGTATTTATGCCTTGACGCTAATTATAACATACTAAATGGCATTGGTTGCATGAAGTCTTCATCATCATCCTCGCCTACTAAGTATTCAAATGCTGATTCTTCGTAGTTAACAATTTCTTGTGCCATACGTACTATTAGTATTAATGACATTACTAAGTCATCGTGTTCGCCTTCTTTTGCAGAATAGCTATTGCCACGTGCAATAAAAACTTTAAGTTCACCTAATAATTGTTTACTTGCTATTTCAAGTTTGTCTGTTTCAATCCAATGTTTCAACTTACTACATGCCATAATTTTACTTTTATGTGTAGTGGTAAAGCCTTTTCTAAACTTACGTGCGTTGCCGTGTCGTTTTGTTTCGCTAAGGAATGTGCCTGGAAAGAATTCTTCTCCAGTTTCTGATATAACAACAAGCGCTGCTTCACCTAGTGTATTGTTCTCTACACTAAAGTATTGTTCTGCTTCGCCATTTGTTTCAGATTCAATATACATTAATATTTCACGTAGTATCTTAACTTGACCTTGTACTGTTGTTTTATTATGTTGCCATTCTGCTACTTGTTTCATACCTGGCATCTCATATACTTGAATTGCAGATGCATCACCGCCTGTTCCCAAGCTAGGATCTAGTGCAGTCATATATATTTTATCTTTGCGTATAGGTCTAAACCAGCGTACTTGTCCCATTTTAGCATATGGTTCTTTATGTTCCATAAGTGATAACTTAATACTATCAATAAGTGTTTCATCAAATGCAATGAACTCATTTAGGTGTTCACGTCTAAAACGTTCTTCGCCAATTTTATTACGTTCTTCGTCTGCCCACGCTTCATCTCTATCTGGATGATATTTCCAATCAGCATTAAATGCTTTAAAGCCATTTTTGCCTAAGCCTGTTTCTGTATTGTTTCCAAACTCATCTTGTGCTTTTTCTGCTTCACGATAAATCTGTGCAAACTGATCATCATCTTGATTAGGTGTACTAGTAATAATACACTTACCACCTGTACTTAATGTTGGTGACAATGCTGTCCAAAATTCTTTAGCAATATTAGGGCGCACAAATGCAAATTCGTCTAAGTATGCTAATGATATAGACAAACCACGTCCAGTGTTTTCTGTAGTTGACTGTGCAATAATACGAGAACCATTATCAAACTCCATACTACCTTTATTATAGCTTGTTACACCTGCACGTATAAAGTCAGGAAGTGTTTCATATGCAAAACGAATTCGTGACATAATTTCACTTGCGCCACTATATTTGTGTGCTGCAATAAGGATTGTTTGATCAGGCATAAACATTGCGTACCATAATAGGTATCCAGCTGCTGCCGTTGATTTACCCATCTGTCTACTTACAAGTGCAATACTGTATCTATTATCGTGATATGTATTTACTAAGTCTTTTTGATAATCAAATAGATCAAATCTTACACGACCCTTTGTTGGGTGTTGTATCCAACAAAAGTTAATCATAAAGTATTTTGGATCTTCAGCACACTTGGCTAGTTCCAAAAGTTGTTCTTCAGTAAACTTTTCTCGTTGATATGGGGTTTTTGTTAATTTAGTATCTGCTGTACTCATACTACTATTTAGTAAAGAAAAACGGCGTAGTTAATTAAAACTACACCGTTTCGCTTTTCACCGGGGGAGGTTAAACTCTTATTGTTCTTTTTTTGTTTTATAGGCTTCTTTGAGCTCTTCTACTGTATGCTCTTTAAGTCCTACTTTCATGTCTTCTGCATCTAAATAACGTTTTAGGCTTAGGTTTACATTTTGTGCCCAATCATACGCATCACCGTGTGAGGTAGATTCTTCTTCAGCTGCACCATCTGGCGTATTTGCCCATTCGTTCAATTTCTTTTGAATTGCTTCTTCACTTAAACCTGAATTTTTCATTATGTTAACTAACTGCGTAGTATCCATTGTTGGAGACTCTTCTAATTCTTCTAGGTCGTCATCAGCTACTGCAACTTCTTCAAGTTCTTCTGCTTCGTCAACTTCGTCATCTTCGTCATCTTTTTTACCACCTTTAGAAGCTAACATTTTTGCAAATGCGGCCTTTTGTGCTGGACTCTGTGCTTCTTCAAGTTCTTCTGCTTCGTCAACTTTTTTGTCTTTAATTGCTTTTTTCATTGGCTCGTCTTTATCGCCATCTTTATCAACGTCTAAAAAGTCTGGTTTTGCTTTAGCTTCTTCAAGTTCTGTTTCGGCTACCCAATGGTCTCCTGATGCGTCATGTGAATCATGTGTACATTCACAACCTTCTACTGGCTGATCAATTGTACATCCACAATCTCCGCATACACCTGTTGCTTCTTCAATTGGTGCTTCTGCAGCTTCATCATAGCTGTTCATGTCGTTGTGTTGTTTAAAGTCTTTAACAAAATCTTGTAACACGTCACCGCTTAGGTATCTAACTAGTTCGTTAAACACTGGATGCTCTGCACACTCTAATTCATCACATAGTTCCCAAATACCTTCTGCTGACTCACCAACTGCTTCTTGTGCTACTGGCTTCATTTCTCTTTCGGTTGCTACTACTTCTGTTGCTGGAGCTGGGCTCTGGGGTGCTTGGCCAGCAAGTTTTAAAATTCTGTCTAGATCACTCATTGCCTTTTTCCTTTTCTTTGCGGAGTTTAAGCAACTCCTTGATTAAATTAGCGTTATATTTGTCGCCTACTAAGTCTTCGCTTTTTGCGTCAACTGGAGTTTCTTCAGGTGTACTATCTACATCTGTTTCGTTATCGCCTTTTACTTTAAAGACACCATCTTTTAAACCCAACATGTTTCCTATCTCAGTTTGTACTTGAGAAGGTGTTGTGATTAACTTTGTTTCAAATTCGTATGAATAAACTTCATATCCTCTATGTTGAGGGAAGTCTCTTGGTGTACTTTGTAGTATGGTCTTCTTCTCAGCACTGAGTCCGTTCGAGTCATATTTCATTAAGTGCTTCTCGATGCGATCACACTGTTCATCAGTTAACTGATGTACGGTTTTAATACAGAAATTCCAAGTTTTGTTGGATTCTGTTAAATATTGTGTAAATGATTTCATAAAGTCTTCTCCATAATACTATTTATCATCGTTCTTCATTTTATTCATGATTTCGTTAAGTAACTCAGATCTACTACCAATAATACGTCCTGATACTTCTTCTGTGTCATCATCTGCTCCAAGTTTATCTTTTACATAGGCATCTGTTTTCTTTTCTTCTTGGTCAATTCTGCGTTGGCGCATCTGTAACTCGATCATTTTTAATTTTTTATCCATTTTGGCTTGTTTTGCTTGTAACGCAGCTCCTAACATCTTACTTGCACTGTCAAATATTGGTGCAGCATGTCGGTCTTCTACATTCTTACCAAGATCACATAGATCTTCAAATGTTTGCATAGCTTTTGTCGCATAGTCATCCATTTCTTTGTCAAGTTGTTCCATTCCTGTTACCATTGGCAATGCTGCGTCAGCACGTTCTGCAATAGACAGGTTATGTTTGTATTGTACTATTTGTTTTTCAGTTTCTTCTACTGTAGGCTCAACAACTTCTTCAGCTTCTACATCTGGCATTAATTCTTCAATTGAAGGAAGGTTAAATTCTTCTTCTAATGCAGTTAATTTTTTTGTCATAGTTTCCTCTTTTTAGTATTTATGCCAGCTTACCGAAAGCCCATTTGCGTTCTTTGCACCACCAACATTTACCACAGTGTTCTGAAAATGTTTCGTCAAATTCAAATGATTCACAGCTTCTAGTTAATGCAAACAATGTATCAGTTAAATTATACTTGTTATATAACTCTGCTACTACCTTTTTGTCTTTATCAGCAAATGGTCTATTGTTTTTAAAAACATCTGGTTCTATATTATATTGTCTAACTGGAACTGCAACATCTTTATCTCTGGCAGTATCTCTGCCAGTATTAAGCCAATGTGATCTATCAGTTACTGATGGATTTGCTGTAATTCCCATCCATTGCATAGCAGTGTTATTGTGCATTTTTTCTGCTATTGCTGCTATAGCGTTGGCGTATGCATCAGCATTAAGATCTACACCATTTTCATCAGCTCCATCTGCAATGCCTGGGACTGGAAAACATTCATTTGAATGATGTTCATACTCTCCCAATGGGTATATATTATCAATAAACTCTACAACTTGTTTTGCAAAAATAAATTGATAAGGTTTAAGTGTTGCTACTGTACTTACAATTTTAAAATTAATATTAGGGTTGTATTCTTGTCTGTATTTTGCTAAAAGAAACATAAGTATTGAGCTATCTGCTCCACCTGACATTTTTACAATTACATCTCTACTTCCAGGAATATATATTTTAATATCTCCTTGACTAGTAGGAACTGTCATTGTTAGTTCTTCTTGTGTCATGCTAACTTACCAAATGCCCAGTTGCGTTCTCTGCACCACCAACATCTGCCACAATGGGTTGAGAATGTTTCATCAAACTTAAATGATTCACAACTTCTAGTTAGTGGAAACAATGTGTCAGTTACATTATATGTATCAAATAGATCTGATACTGCTTTTTTATCATATTGTGCAAATGGTCTATTAAATTTAAATACATTAGGTTCTAATAGTACTTCTCCAGTAGGTACTGCAACCTCTGTATCTCTTTCAAAATCTCTACCATCATCAAACTTATGTAATTTCATTTCTTCTATTGATGGATTTGCAGTAATACCCATGTATTGTACTGAATCAGGCTTGTGTAACTTTTGTGCTAAATTTTGTATGTCTAATGCCCATTGGTCTGAATTAAGGTCTATGCCATTTTCATCAGGTCCGTCAGGTACACCATCTAGTGGTACACAATCATTAGTATGGTGTTCATACTCTCCTAATGGATATATATCATTAATGAATTCTAATAC